TGGTCTATCTATAAATAGGATAGACTTGAATTTACAGACTTATTTTATATCTTTCGTTACGCAATACATGTATTATCGTAGTTCTTGAAACTCCGTATTTTTTAGCCAAACTACGAGTACCAACACCTCCATTAATAGTTGGATTATATTCAGTTTTTATTGCAATCACGTCCGCATCAGTTAATTTACGTCGATGTGAGAATCTTTTTGTGCTAGTACGTCGTATTTTTGCAATTACATGTTCTGGCATACCATTTTTGTTCCATCTATTATCTAACAAAAATGCACTTTCTTTCATTTTGCGTCGAGTTTCTATAGAATGTTTTTTGTTACGAAATGATGCCCCAGCAACTTGCGCTATATTATATAAAACTCCTAGAGCAAAATACGTATCTAATTCTTTTTGTTCTTCAATTAACAATTGATGTATGTCTACTAATCTAGATTCAAATACAAAACTAGATGCGCCGTGTTTATTCCACGCATTTTGTAAATAACTGTTTGGGTGTTTGTTATTTTTTAATCTATTAAAATGATAATATTTTCTAGCTTTCAAGTTTTGTGTTGAACCAATATAAAATTTATTAGAAACAATATTTTTAATATAATATATTCCACTTGACATTTAATTCTCCAGTATAGGTTCTTCTTCATTATCAAGTATAAATATACTGGTACCCACCTTATCATTCATGTGACTATTCAATTTTTGAATAAACTCTCTAAAAAACGATTTATTAGTTTTTCCGGCATCTATTAATCTACCATCCACAACGGTTTCTATAATTTTAATTTTTTCTTGTAATATTTCTCTCATATATTCATCTATAGTATTTTCACAAATCATATAATATATTTGAACTTTATTATTTTGTCCAATTCTATGAATTCTATCTTCTGCTTGATGATGAATAGATGGCGTCCACCACATATCCAAAAAAATGACAGTATCAATTTCTTTTTGCAATCCATCAATACCCATGGAACCTGCTCCAAGAGAAAATAATCCAACTTTTGCCTCTCCGGTTGATAATTTATCGATGCTATCTTGACGTTCTTTGCTGTTCATTTTACCGTAGACAAGAGCAGCTTTATCGCCATAATGCTTGAGCAGTCGTTTGAGTGGTTCAATATAAACAGAAAATATCAATATTCCACGATCAGATTCCAAATATTCGTCTATCATTTCAATCGTTTTTGGCATTTTCTTTTTGATCAAGAATTTTTGAATTCCCGGCATTTCTGCAACAGTTGGTTTACCAAGCTGACGCCACTTGCGGAACAATGTATCCAAATGTGTATTATATTCCTTGATATCAGTTGGAGACATTTCAACGTACAAATCATTACGTTGTTTATCTGGAAGTTCGGTTAATACATCTTTCTTGACACGACGAATAATAAGATCTTTTGTACGATCATGTAAATCATCGAGATTTTGAGGTTCTGTACCTCTCCAACCTCCGTATTTTTCAATAAAATGAAAGAAGTTGTTAAATCTGTTGCTGTCCAAATAATTCAATAAGTGAAATGCTTCAACTGGCCGATTTAACACGGGCGTTCCAGTAAGAAATAAACAATGATTTGTTTTAATACCGGGATATTTCTTTCGTTCTTTATAATATCCCAGCACAGCTTTGGATCGAATAGTGGTTCTGTTTTTTAAGTGAGTCGCTTCATCACACACCAACAAATCAAATCCCATTTTATTGAGTTCTTTAATGTTCTTGTTTACTACGTCATAATTGATAATTTGAAATTGCGCGTCTGATCTTCCAACTCGTCCTTGACCGTTCCAAAACACAGCAGTTTTACCAGTAAATCTCTTAACTTCACGAATCCAATTTGGCACAACTGATTTGGGACACACAACGACTGTTTTTAAATCTTTCATCATTGCATATGCTATAGCAGTACAGGTTTTACCTAATCCCATCTGATCAGCGTTCATGGCTCTGCCACCGGCACGATCAATAAATTCAACAGCAACTTTTTGGTATGGATACAAATCCAATTTTAGCTTTTTATTGACATCAATAGTTGAATCTTCCTTAACTCTAATTTCATCTAATTCTTTGCGTCTCTGTATTTCATCTTTCCAGAGTGTTTTTGTACTATCATCAGCAACGATATTAGACGGACCACCAAACAATTTTACTAGCTTAATGATCTGAGTGTGAGGAACCTCCCAACATTTATCTTCGTCATTCCATGTACGACCGTCGATTTCATATTTAAATTGTGCTAAAAATTCTTTATCATAAGAAAACTTAACTTGCAATTTTTTATTTTCATATGTGATATTACCACGAGGGATCTTCGTGTTTTGTTTGGGAGATGCATAACTAGAAATATCATCACCAGCCAATGTTTTAGACGACAAAGTTCTCCAAAGCTCTGGCATCTCTGGAGAACCAATTAACCATTCAAGGTAATTTCTATGTCGTGATGCTATATAACCTAAGCTAAATCCCTTGTATTTTCCGAACGGAATTATCACAGTATAAGCTGAATTATGTATCATATATTAAAATAATGAAGTATCAGTAAGTAGTTGGCCACCAAATATTGTACCACCGTAGATAAATATGGGCGTTCTAAACGATTGCGATGCCCATGTAAAAGGAGTGGATGTTATAAATGAAGAAGATCCTATTCGTAACAATACATACCCAGCAGCAGGAATTTGTTCTATTTTCATTCCACTTAATATAAACAAGTATTCTTGGTTAAAATTCAACTGGCCGGGATTGAATGTAGTACTAACTTGTTTTCCGTTTGGGTTGTCACCAATATTAACACCAATTGAACTAGAATACAATGGTGAAATAATAGATCCACTCGACCCATCTACATTATAGGACTTGTACATCATGAAAGTTTCGCGTACATCAATCGATGAATTTCCACTTTCTATAAGTTGTTGTTTTTTAGTCCAATTTCCAGCAGCAAACGATCCGGTTAGTGGACCTGCAACAACCCATCCATTACCGAAGTTAATACTTGCACTTAAGGGAAGTGGTACATATGAACCAGAGAAAGATCCTTGTGGTCTAATACTATCTGCGTATATATCAGAATAAGTACCAACCAAATCTCCAAACGTTCCAGAACAAATCCACCCTAAGTCAGCAGTGGTATCGCCAGATCCCTGCGTTGTGGACGCTGTCATGAATGCAGTGTTCGCATCTTCTGGTGCGCTGCTTGATAAATACCATGTATAAGTTACACTCATAAACTAATTACCTTTCCGCCTCTCATTTTACCACCGTATACGACCATCGGAAGTCCAATTGTAAAATCGGAGGATGATAAAAATGTAATAGATCCCAATCTCATTTCTAATGTTTGTGGAGACGGAAAAAATGAAATGTCAAAAGCTTCTAGCAAAAATAAATATTCGTTATTTAATGTAATTTTACCGGGATTGAATGATGCACTAACAGATGCTCCTCCTGAAGACACTGGTTGAACTATATTAGTGTATATTTGAGATGTTATCATTGATCCACTTGCGCCGCTTTTATTCGGAGATTTATAGAGTGCAATTGAAGCACGACCACCGACTCCTCCGGTACCAGTAACAGTGATAAATCGAGTTTGGAAATTCCAAGTTTGAGAAGTAAAAGAACCAATTAATGGAGTATTTGTTAATAACCATCCATTGCCGTTAACAACATCCGCACCACTAGGAAATGCTAGTGTGGCACTAGCAAATGCTCCCGCTGGTCGTAATGTATTAGCATATACGTCAGCATATGTTCCAGAAGCTTCTCCTAATACACCAGACATCAACCATCCAATTGGAACCGTGCTGTCGGGTATGCTTGATAACGACGTACTCATGAACGTCGTCCCAGCCACCGTACCCGATTGAGGAAACCATATAAATATTGACATTATAAAACCTTACGGCGAATCAGCGTGTATTTTTCCGCCAGTAATTTTTCCTTTAGTTAATACTACAGGAAGATTTGGCAATCCATTTAACGGAATTGCTACCGATACCCATGTTTGATTAGATGCAATTGTCCATCTCATGTTTGTAACTACTGTGGAAGATCCAGAACCATAAGAAGATGCCCCACCAATTGATAAGTTACCAGCAAAATGAGGTGCAACTTCAGATTGCCCCGGCCCAACAGTAATATTAACAGTATCACCATTGTTATAACATACTGCATCCGTAACTGTACCTCCGACAGAACCAGATGCTCTGTTAGAGACAGCAGTTTGAGCAGTACCAGAGGCTAAAAATGTACTACCAGTTGGGTTGTTTGAATCAACATTAAACCACGGCTCTGCATACCAAAGCGATCTTGCAGATACAGCCCACTTCATAGTAAGTGTAGTATTACCTCCGGGGGTTGGATTTGGCAATCCATATACTGTGGCCTTGACGACAGAACCGGTTGCTTGTGATCCCAATAATATTAAATCAGTTCCGCCATAACTTGCCGTTTCTGGCAGTGCAAAATTAGATGCTTGTTGATAAACTTTTACTAAAAGATAGCTGGACCCCGTAGGTACGGTTATACCTCCGCTGTTTGTTTGGGCACCAGCAGCACTGGTAGATTTTGAAGTAATTAAATTTGATGGATACGGAACTCTCATGTATTATCCTTAATAGTTTTGACCAACTGTTTCTCCGTACCATATTGGAGAACCAAAATTAATGAATTTAAATAAATCTTCTTTGTCAACTGTAGTTGTAACCGTGGGTGCCGCACCGGCCCACTTAAATGTAGACGGCCACGATACAGAGAAAGACCCACTACTATGAATTAACCATATAATTTGAGTTCCCACATTTGAACCAGACGCAGGAATAGAGTTAATCGTGATTCCAGTTATATTAGAACTCATTGTAGTATAGAAATAGTTTGAACCAGATAGATTCATTGTAACTATACCAGCCGAAATTGGCGCAGACACCAACACATTATTGATTCCTAATGAATTCATAGAACCGGTGACACTAAATCGTGGAGTAATAGAAATATTTCCACTGACTTGGAAATTTCCAGTTAGAATCAAATCACCACCACCAACAAGAGAAACGGCAACTGATGCTGTAGCTGCATTTAGTGCAAACGATGATGTAACAGAATTGCTTGCAGAAAGTGCGTAAGACGCAGACGTTGCAGAACTAATTGATCCAAGTACATTTTGAGCTATAACAGCATAACTTGATGTTACAGAATATGACGATGAAACTGGAACCCCTGCATTTGCAGCGTATGATGCGCTTAATGCATATGATGCAGTTGTAATAGATCCACTGAAAGATCCTGTGTTAATTTGTACAGAACTGGAAACTAATGTTGGCTTTCCGGTAATATTTGCAAAGCTATTCGGTGGCGCATTTAGAGCAAACGACGCTGTAAATGCATTACTTGCAGAAAGTGCGTATGATGCCGATGTTGCAGAACTGATCGATCCTAATACAGATTGCGCTACTGATGCATAACTTGCAGTTACAGAATATGATGAAGATACACCAGAACCACCTCCATTTAATGCATAAGATGCAGAAATAGCGTATGATGCAGTCGTAATTGATCCACTGAATGAACCTGTATTAATTTGTACAGAACTAGATACTAATGATGGAACGTTATCAATAGATGACCATTGTAAATGAAATAATTGAGATCCGGTTCCATAAAATGTACCTTGAGAATATGCAGTATTATATCCAGATCCTACTTTACCTTGAATCGTATCTAGATATACAACTCCATCAAACGAAGTTCCATGACCAGATCCAGTTATATATAATGCATTAACTTGAGGAGTTACCAAACTTGTGATTGGAGTTAATTTATCAGCAATTGATGCTGTTGGAGGTACAAATGTTATAGATGTTGCAGCACTTGCACTTGTAGCATATGATGCAGACGTAGGTACAAATGTTATAGATGTAGCTGCACTCGAACTTACAGCATATGAAGAAGACACCGGAACAAATGTCAATGATGTAGCTGCACTCGAACTTACCGCATATGAAGCCGATGTAGCTGCGCTTGCACTGACAACTCCAAATATATTAGCTCCAGAACCACTAAATGCACCGGAAATCGAATAACCAGAAGTTAATATAACATTTCCACTAATTAATGTAGATGAAGAAATTTCTAAATTAGTTCCTCCAGTCAATACACTTGCAATAGAAGAAGTTCCCGCATATGATGCAGACGTTGTGGTTAGGGCAAAAGTAGAATATGACGCAGACGTTGCATTTGTAATTGTTCCAGCATTAACATAGCTAGCTGTTAATGCATAAGATGCTGATTGAATCGTACCTAATAAAGTTTGAGCGAGAGAAGCATAACTTGCCGTCACAGAATACGACGAAGATGCGACACCAGAAAAAGATGGTCCCGCAAAATTTCCAAAAAATGATCCCGAAAAACTTCCGGAGAACGGTTTATTTACATGTACATATGTCATTTATTTCTCGTATTCAGAGTATTATATATAACTATTATCCTATGATAAGATTAGGATCTCCCCAAGCTGCTTCAAACGCATGAAACACAAAATCTTCTCGTGTTTTCCAAGAACTAGCACCACCGTACGTTGGGTTCCAATAACCACCGAGTAGTTGTCTAGTAGAACTTACAAAATATGGACCGGCAGTGGACGGTGGATTATTATGACACCATGTTACGTCAGTTTCTTCTAATACTAAAGTTCCATTTATATAAAATCTTAATATTCCATCAGAAGTGTAATGACCCGTTGCATTGGGGCCTACTACAGAAGCTTTCGTATTACATTCTCGCACAGTTTCCCACACCATCCATTCACCCACAACTAACGGTCTAGAATGTGCAGTTAACCCACCTCTATTTGTTGTATATACTTCGCCGGGAGATCCATTCGTTGTGGAATTCCAACTAGTTTGATATCCTTGTATTTTATATTCAAATTCAAAATCTGTGCAGATTGCATTATAAGTTTTAATTACTCCTGTAACGGGATCTGGTGAGTTAGTTGCACTGACCCAACTTCCACTAGGGTATCGCGGATCTCCAGATGGAAATGGAGGATTGCCGGGAACTTGGGCAGGAATACATTGGTTAACCGCCGCTGCGGAGGTAACTCCATTTCCATGAAATCCACATTTATTTCCCGGAGAGTTTGTTTCATAATTTTGATTTGTATTAGCATCATTCAATGGCCCAACAAATTTTAAAATGTGAACATGGTAATCTCTGCCGTATCCCAATCCAGCATTTGGCAACCCACCAATTGGATTGTGCTGTAAATTACAAGGAGCGATCCCGGCAGGAAATCCTGTATTATTAGATCCTGTATAAGTGTATCCGGTTGCCCATATATCATATGGGCCTCCAAATGGATTTGTTGGATCTCCATTACCATTATTATACGGATTCCCGAGATAATCTACCCAATTTCTTATGTTTTTATATCTTCCGGTGACACCGAATATGCCACGAATATCTGTAATAGACGGACCAGAATTATATACTACACCAGATCCTACAGGCGGAAACCCATATGCAATATCTCTACATGGCCAATTAAATATTTCTGTTGTTGCCCATGCAGGTTTATTAAAAAATGGATATTGACCCAAATTTTGTCTAATATACGCTATGTTATTTTTTGTTCCTGTCGCAAATCGTAAATTATATACCATATTATGCCGGTGCCTGTAATCCTGTTCCGCGTGGCCACAATTGACCACTCGTTGTGTACAATAATGATCCTGTTGTGTAATCAAATCTTGGATATATCTGATTCACTACTGGAGGAAGCCATATATTACCACCGCTTCCGGTGGGCGCTGCCGACCCAGTTAGTACGATGTTAAATGTACTACCGGGAGGAGTTAATATTATGTTAAATGATGCCATTACACTGCACTTCCTGTATTACTACTTCCTATATGGGTGGCGTCTTGTTGTGCATATACGAAGACTGGTTGAGTATTATCATACCATGGTATGTTGTAGCCGCCACCTACCTGTGTGCTTCCAGTAATTAATAATGATCCATTATTTGAATATACATTCAATGTTATACCAGACCCATCTCCAGTATAATTGGAGACTGCTCCACTTATAGAAGATGTAATATTATGATGTGTTAATAACAATGCTGCTTGCCCAGTATTAGCAGCAGATGATACAACTCTCCATCTTCTAGAACTAGATTCTAATTTCATTGCTCCAGACGGAACCAATGGATCTCCCTTCCAACGTTCCCATGGACCATCTGAAGTATCCCATGATGGATACCACCCAGCCTCACCATCTGTTATATATCCAGTTCGTAATTGTTCTACAAATGATGATGTCGCTGTTTGAAGACCTAGCTCTGTATATGTTGTTGCAGAACCAGTGTTAATTTCTGCACCAACTACTAATGCAGTAAGTGCTGATGCTGCCGGTGCTGCGACAAATACATTATCTGTTAGCACTCCCAATTCATTAATAAAGTAATATGGCTCATTAATAAATATTGGTACGATAGGAGCAGTTATGTTCCATACAGCAGTACCACCACCAGATTGCAAAACATTCCATATAGTAGATCTATTTGCCAAATCTGGGCTTCCGCTTGGCACACCGGATTCATAATTTAAATATAATAATGCTGAGAATCCAGATGGTGTAACTCCGGCAGTAGGAATACTAACTTTCCATTCAATTTCATTTTTTCCTCTATCAAAATCCATAGCTAAACTTTGTGAGGAACCAGAATCAATTCGTTGTAATGCGAACGATGCTCCACAAAACAAAGCGTTAGTATCTTGATAAACTCTAAATTTTTGTCGTCCTATTGAAAAAGATGGAAATATATTAGCAGTTTGTGAATATGCGAACATGACTCCAGAGTTTCGTAAATTAATAGGCCCCGGTTCTTGAATCCATATATCAGATACGCGACGTGTTGAACTAATCATTGAATTAGCTTGTAACGGAAATCCGGCGTATGACAGATTTGGTAATACTTGCATTAAACTATTTATCTGACGCCCACCAGCAACTGTTGCTGCTCTATCGTATTCATATGTTACATTTAGTAAAACGGCTGGGTGCGGGCATGACATAGCATTATTTACACCCATATTAAGTGAATGTGTAGTAGCTGTATTCATATCATTTCTAATCCACGTAAACCAATTAGCAACTGCAGAGTTCTGTGATCCGGATATAGGACTTGCAATTGCAACGGGAGTTTCCGAATCTAACGAAGCGGACACTGTTAACCAAGATGTTGCTGCGGCAGTGGTACCTTCATTAACAAAAAATTCAAACCAAATTTGTCTATATACTTTTTGAGCTTCTGGTAAGAAAGTATCTAGTGCAGGTATTTGACCGACTGTTGTGCTTCCACTTGGAGAATTGAGTGTTTTCATGGTATTAGCGGTAAACCCACCAATAGGACTTTCCAGCGGTATTCTTACAGTTTTTATTAAGTTAGTTTGACCAACGTCATCGTATGTATAAGTAATATATAGTTTTGCACCCAATGCAGCGGTTGATACTGTACCGAAGCTAGCCGAGACGGTTCCAGAAATTTGAGTGGCGCTAGATGGTAATATAGATTGAGATTGAAAATATGTAGTTAGATCTCTTATCCACATATATGAATGATTTTCACCACTATTTACTGGAGGAGCGCCAAGAGATGGGTTGTAATACGTACTAACAGACCCAGATCCCAATTTAAACGCAATTGCTGGAGCGGTTAAACTCGCTGCTGCTGCTTGCGCGTCATGAACAAATGTGCGAAGTAATGCTGATTTTATTACTCTACTTGAAGTTTCTGGTATAAAAATACTAATAGATGGCAATACTTTATATGCGGCTGCGGCAGTTACTACCGATCCCGTTGTAGTTGGAAATGCGTATTCAATAGTCTTTGTAATTAATGTCATATTATTCTATCGCTATTCTTGTAAACGTTATTGTTACGGTTGATGCGCCACCACTTCTATTTTGAATGATGTACGATGTTGAACTAGATACACTACCTTCCATATTTGCACCCATTACAATCGGACTTGCAATTAATGTATTTGCCGAAGTAAATACAAAGTCTGCTAATACTCCCGCTGATGCGGATGGGTCCGTACCGATTGCTCTAGCCAAATCATCCGAACGACTTCCAGATGTTGAATATAATCTTACGCGACATGCACGATCTGCTTGTATTGCCAACAACATCCACGTTTTACCAAGAGGTACAGACCCCAATTCATTTATTTGATCTGCAATATTCGCCGTTGTAACTACAACTGTTCCTCTAGGAGAAACTGCTCCACTTCCTGAGAATGATCCAGTAAAGGATGAAGCACTGACACTTCCAATAACATTAAGAGTGGAATTCATTGAACCGGTAGTACCAATACCAATTTGACCACTGGCACTGATAGATAGGCGAATGACGCTATCTACTTTCGTTCCGCCAGTACTTAAATGCATACCGCCAGTGGAAGACATATTAGCGATATGAAGATCATTTCCAGTAGAAACTAAGTAAGCATCATTTGGACCAGTGCCATCAACAAGACCAAATTGACTACTGTTAATACCCATGTCAATATAATTAGAAGTTTCTGTACCATTATCTGCCGTAGCTACAACGTCAGAGCTAGCAGATATACTAGATGAAAGATTTCTAATATTTAATTGAACATAATTTCCAACCTTAGCATAACCAGATATAATATTTACAGAATTTCCCTGTGTTCCAGAAACTTTAAGTGTTTCCGGATTTATAGCATCATAAGTAATTGAACCAATTACCATTTGGTTACGAACTATTGCTGTACTAATATCAGATGACCCAGTGTGAGAGCCGCTGAATGATCCTTGGAACGAACCAGTATTAACTTGTACAGAGCTTGAAACCAATCCAGATGGTTTGTTTGTTATTGTTGTCCAATCTTGGTTATTTACACTTGAAGCATACGACGCAGTTGGAGGTACAAATGTTATAGATGTAGCGGCGCTGGCGCTGGTTGAATTCGTAGCATATGAGGCACTTCCAACAAGATTACCAATAAATGAACCACTAAATGATCCAGTGTTAATCTGTGTAGAACTAGATACTATTCCAGCCGGTCTATTCAACAATGTATTCCAATCCGCCGTTCCTACACCAGAAGGTGCGTAAGATGCAGAAATTGCATAAGAGGAACTAATTACTCCACGAATGTCCGATGAAGAAATATAAAATCCTGTGACTTGTTGTATATTTCCACTTACTAGCGTTGTTCCGGAAATTTCAAGATTTAGGCCACCAATTAATGTAGTAGCTACCGATGCAGAATCCGCTAGAGGACTATAGCTTGCACTCAATGCATATGAAGAAGAAAGCGCATACGAAGTTGATACCGGAGTACCAGCGTTAGATGCAAAACTTGCACTTAATGCATAAGAAGAAGATGCTGGTGTGAATGTTATAGAAGTTGCAGCAGAAGAACTTACAGCATACGATGCTGATACAGCTGATACAGGTATAAATGTTATAGATGTAGCTGCCGATGCACTTACTGCATAAGATGCCGATGTTGGTATAAATGTAATTGATGTAGCAGCACTTGCACTTGTAGAATTTGTTGCGAATGATGCGCTACCAACAAGATTTCCAGTAAACGATCCTGTAAAGCTTCCGGTGTTAATTTGTGTTGAGCTAGATACTATTCCAACTGGACGGTTGAGCAATGTATTCCAATCTGCCGTACCGGCACTATTTGCTGCATAGGATGCTGTTACTGCATATGAAGAAGATGCTGGTGTAAATGTTATAGATGTAGCTGCACTTGCACTCACTGCATATGAAGAACTAATTACACCTCTAATATCAGAAGAAGAGATATAAAATCCAGCCATCTGTTGTATATTTCCACTTACTAATGTTGTACCAGAAATTTCAAGATTCAATCCTCCAGCCAAAGTTGTGGCCACAGAAGCAGAATCAGCTACTGGAGCATAACTTGCACTCGATGCATATGAAGCACTTAATGCATACGAAGCCGATGTGGCAGAACTAATTGAACCCAAAACAGTTTGAGCAACTTGTGCATATGAAGCACTTAATGCATACGAAGATGAAATTCCAGAACCCCCACCATTTAGTGCGTAAGATGCACTCACTGCGTACGATGCTGAATTAGCCAATCCAGTAAACGAACCAGAGAAACTTCCAGTATTAATTTGGGTGGAACTAGATACTATACCACTTGGTTTGTTAAGAAGTGTATTCCAATCTGCCGTACCGGCACTATTTGCTGCATAGGATGCTGTAATGGAATAAGAAGCACTGCCAACGGTCCCCGCAATATTTTGAGCAAATGCGGCATAACTAGAACTTAATGCATATGAAGATGTTACGATACCTACTATATTAGAACCATTTCCAATAAAGTTAGATGACGAAATATACCAAGTATCTTGTTGTTCTAGATTACCACTTAAATACATGGAGGCAGAAACGAATACAATTCCAGTACCAACTAATGTTGAAGCAATAGAAGATGTCGATGCATTTCTTGCATATGAAGCACTGATAGCATTTGTTATTGAACCAGAGGTCACGAAGCTAGCGGTCAAAGCATAAGATGCACTTCCAACAAAAGAACCACTAAATGATCCTGTGTTAATTTGTACAGAGGAAGACACTATTCCATCTGGACGGTTGAGCAATGTATTCCAATCTGCCGCACCGGCACTATTTGCTGCATATGAAGCCGTCAAAGAATATGAAGAAGAATTTGCATATGAAGATGAAATTATTCCAAATATATTAGCTCCAGAACCACTAAATCCAGAAGCAGATATTGTAAATCCAGTGTCTACTATATTTCCACTTACAGATAATGTACCAGAAATGGTTATATTAGATTGCCCAGTTAACGAGGTGGCAGTTGACGCGACGGACGCAAAACTCGTAGAAACAGCATATGAAGCTGTAGGTGGTGTAAATGTTATGGATGTTGCGGCTGACGCGCTAGTTGCGTTAATACTTGTATTTGCAGAAGTAGCAAATGATGCACTCGTTGCGGAATTAGCTGTTAATGCAGAAGAAGCACTTATAGAAGTATTAGAATTCGTTGCAAATGATGCTGATCCAACCAAATTACCAGTAAATGAACCACTAAATGACCCAGTATTAATTTGAGACGAAGCACTAACAATTCCAACTGGTTTTCCATTGACACCAGTCCAATCCACAGTTAACGCATATGATGCTGTTGGTGGGGTAAATGTTATACTTGTAGCTGCCGATGCACTGATTGAGTTAGATGCAAAAGAGACAGATACAGGAGTAGTTACATTAGAAGCAAAACTTGCGCTCAACGCAATTGTTGCATACGAAGCAGATCCTATAAATGATCCGCTAAACGACCCCGAATTAATTTGTATAGAACTAGATACTATTCCCGAAGGTCTGTTTAATAATGTATTCCAATCAGCAGCAGAAATATTTGACGCAAATGATGCTGTCAATGAATTGGTAGAATATGACGAGGACACGGCGTAGGAGGAACTAATAACGTTTGGTAAGACGGTAGGATTCAATAATATAATATTACCGGTAGGATTTTTTGTATATAATCTTCCGTCCGTAGTATTAAGTACTATTTCACTAACATCAATTTCACTAGCAAGAGGAACAGAACCACTAGTAGTGTTATTTCGTAATATTATTTTTCCCATAGTTTACTTTAATTGCATTGTGATTGTTCCAATAGATGTTCCCGTAGAGCCATTTCCATTTAATGTCACCCATCTTATAAATACATCACCTCTAGCATTTTGAGCTATTCCAGACCATACACTAACGTTTGAGCCAGTCGTACTTAGAGAAGCTGATGGTGTTGTACCAGACGAACCTAAATAATTCCATGTATTTTCATCTGTAGAATATTGTAATCCAACTGCCGTGCCCGCTGCCGACGCGGATTCGACTCTAACTCCGACACGAACTTGCGTATAATTAAATAATTCTACTTTAACTCGTTCGGTAGTATCCCATTCAAATGCTGAAGCTGTAATATTCAACAAATCTGCCGTTGTGCCGTAAGTATTATTGTTAAATGTTACGGTCATTGGGAACGTAGAACCAGTTGGTGTCAAATAGGAACCAGTTCCGCCAGACCAAGTTCCGGCATCGACATAACTTGAACTCAAGGCATACGAAGCACTTGTAGCATTTGCGATTGCACCCAATACATTTTGTGCAATCGCAGCATATGATGCTGTTATTGCATAAGATGATGAAACTCCAGAACCACCGCCGTTAAGCGCGTACGATGCTGAAATTGCATACGAAGCCGATGCTGGAACAAATGTTATGGATGTTGCTGCACTCGCGCTTGTTGCGTATGAAGAACTTCCCACCAAGTTTCCTGTGAATGATCCGGTAAACGAACCACTGTTAATTTGCACAGATGAAGATACTATACCAACCGGTCTATTCAACAATGTATTCCAATCAGAAGGAGATACATTCGATGAATATGATGCGCTTAATGCATACGAAGAACTAATGGCATTTTGTATGACACCAGATGATGTTAATGCATAAGAAGCTGTTAATGCAAAAGTAGCGAGGCTTGAACTTATAGCATTGGTTATTGTACCAGAATTAATATAACTTGCTGTCAGTGCATACGATGCCGATAATATAGTTCCAAGAACGTTCTGGGCAATTGTGGCGTAAGACGCTGTGACAGAATAAGAAGCACTTGTTATAGAACCACTGAATGAACCGGTATTAATTTGAAGAGAACTTGAAACTAATGTAGGTTTACCAGTTATATTCGCAAAACTGTCTGGTGGTGTGTTCAATGCAAAAGATGCAGTTGGTGGTATAAATGTTATCGACGTAGCCGCACTAGAACTCAATGCATTTGTTGCATAAGACGCGCTACCAATGAAAGAACCAGTGAAACTACCGCTGTTAATTTGTACAGAACTTGATACTATACCAGCAGGACGGTTTAGAAGAGTATTCCAATCTGCCGCACCGGCACTATTGGCAGCGTAAGATGCCGAAATTGCATAGGAGGCGCTTCCGATGAATGAACCTGTAAAGCTTCCGGTATTAATTTGAGAAGAAGAACTAACTATTCCAACAGGTCTATTTAGAAGAGTATTCCAATCGGCTGCTCCTGCGCTGTTTGCTGCATAAGAAGCAGAAATAGCAATAGTTGCGTATGACGCACTTCCAATGAATGAGCCACTGAAGCTACCAGTATTAACTTGAGATGACGAACTTACAATTCCACTAGGTCTATTTAATAACGTATTCCAGTCTGCAGCCGATACATTTGCAGCGTATGATGCAGAAATTGCAACCGATGCAAAACTAGCAGTTGGAGGAATAAACGTTATAGAAGTTGCTGCACTGGAGCTAACAGCAGTTAACGCGACTGCTGCAAATGATGACGATATACTAGCTTGTGATAATGAAGAAGATATCGCATAAGAAGCTGTAGGAGGCGTAAATGTTAATGCTGATGCAGATTGAGCCAATCGTACATAAGAAGCACTTACAGCAAAACTTGATGATAGTGATTGTTGAGAATAAGATGAGCTTAAAGAATATGACGCCGAAATGGGCACGAATGTTATAGATGTAGCGGCACTCGCGCTTGTAGCCAAAACTGCGTAAGATGATGAAATTGCATTAGCAATTCCACCTAAAACTATATCAGCATATCGCGCATACGAAGCAGATACAGCATCTCTAATCGGAAGATTTGTATTAACAACAATAACTTCAGGACTGCGAGCAGTTACTACCGCAGTAACATTCCCGGCAGTTCCAGATACAAGTACATTAATTTGTGGAGGTAGTGAACTAGGCATTAATAGTTCTCATTAAAAATCAATAATATGTGCGTCAGTGACACCGGGACTGACTTTAACTCTTCCTTGTAAAATTCTATATACCTCGTCTGGAGCTACTGGATAATTAACAGCAATACAATCATAATAATAAATTGGCTGTGTTAATTGTGCTGTTTGAGTTGGGGTTAGAGAGAACATTACGATAGACTGTGTTGGGTCCAACACTGATGCTGAAAAATATATTAATGAGGGATCAGAATCTTCATAATTCTGTTTAATTGAACCAGAAAATGACCAGCCAGTAATATCAATAGGAGAACTGCCAGATCCAGAATTAGTTAGCTGGATTGACATTTTGAATGTAGCATTTTGAAAAATATCAATATTGTATGTTGGTCCGGGTTGCATGATTTTCTCCAAATTATATATCTACTATAAATATCACGCAATTACCTTATGTGTAAGAACTGCAAAGGATTACGTAATAACAAAAATTCCCCTCCGAGAAGGGGAATTTTGCTATTATTTTGATTATTTTAGTAATTAAGAACCCAATAATCACTCTGAATTGTAATCTGTGCTGTCATTGGTTCGTCGGAATTCCAATCCATTTGACCGAAATTAGCATCTGTAATGAAAGATCCCTTACCAATCCATTCTTCAACCTTATCTCCAACTGGTCCTAGCGCATTTAATACAATATCTTTCTTATAAAAATCTGCATATCCATCACGGCCAGTTACCGATTCGTGTCCTAATCGAATCCATTCCATTACAGCTTGGGCTGCAGAAGGAACGATAGGATCGTATAATGTAAGCTGAATTGGTTGCCAAACGCTGCGACCCTTAACATATCTCATTAAATTGATATGTGGAAGTTGCTTTGCTTGTTGTTGCATTACAGGTCGAGATGTAGCTCGAACGATGTAAGATGGAACGCCGTCCATATACATAATAAAACGATTTTGCATTTTTGGTTCGAATGAGTTGTAAAACATCTCATTTTCGGCAACTATATTAGCCATGTGTACTCTCCATATAATACTACTTGCATATAAATATCTATGTATTTAGTTTTCGTTATTCATTCCACCCACCAACATCAATTACTTTAATTTGACCCGTTTCATCATATCCGATGTTTCCCTCATGAATATCAGTAATTCCATAATTTTCTAATATTTGAACTAATTCTTGATATTGAGGATCATTTGTAACAAGTCTTCTTTCATCAGAGTCAAGATAATCTATAACGTCACATCTTCTTTGAACTTGTACTCCAAATTTATTATCAAATTCAAAATAATGTGTTTCCGGAATATATTTTATTAGTTCTTCTATTGTTGCCATATAATCCAATATAGCTTGTTCTGGTTGCATTGTTTGTTTTTTAGCAACTTTTACAACCCATTTGTCACCAACCAAAACATCTTTGTAATATCCGCGCCCATTATGAACCATGTTGCTTCCGGGTGGAGCATTACCAAGATCATAATATTCTTTAGCCAATTTTACAAAACGTAAAAATTCAGGTGCTGTTATTTCTTGTTTTGTAAACAACCTTCGAGGGAGTTCATCATATTCTACATCAGGCTTAAAATGTTTTACATATGCTGGAATATGTGCTACTTTATCTGCTGTTCTAGTTGGCTTTTTTATTTGATCTTGTGAAAGAAAAACCAATTCATCATCCACGGTTTTGGCTACTGTATTACCAGAACTATCTGACCAGTAGCCAAAACCTGCGTATGTCAATCCCCTTTCATGAGCATCTAGCGCCGCTGGACCCTCGTTCAACATTTAATTATACTGGGAACGTTGCACCTGTTGGCAACACGTTAAATGTCAAGCTGATAAATTCAGCAGTCTTGGTTGGCTGCAAGAACAATTCACCGACCAAAATGTTACGGTCAATAATATCAGGTGTATTGTTCGTGTCATCCATGACAACTTTAAATGCATATAGACCGTTACGTTCTTGGATAGAAGCAAGATACGGATTAACTATCGACAAGAAGCGTTGGCGTGTTGCGTCAACATTTTGTTCGAAGACAAGATAACGTGATGTAGATGCAATATATTTCTTAACTGCAATCAACAAACGTCGAACATTGACACGATCCAATGCCGAAGACTTCTGTTGCAATGTCTTTTGACCCCATGCTACGATACCTTGTGCTGGGAATTGAGCAATTGGATTTACACGACCGTCATACAAATCGTCTCTGTCTGGTTGAGCCAAACGTGTACGAACTGCAAGAGCTTCAGAAATTCCACCACGGTTAAGACCGGCTGGTGCGTACCATTCTGCTGCTACTCTATCGTTAAATGCATATACTCCTGCCATAACTGTAGATGGTGGTACCCAAACATTCTTGTTAGAATCTTCGTCGTAAATCTTAATCCATGGATGATATACAGATGTATAATTTGTATCAAGAGCAGAAACTGTTGTTGTTACGCTAGTTACTGTTGCTCCCAAAACATCTGGGTCCATGATATAAAATGCATCGCCACGTTCCTCACAGAAATCCATAACTTTCTGAGCGATGTACGGATGAATACTGTATAGTACTCCCGGTACTACGATCAAGTTAAGATCCCATGCGTCTGGATTATCAATTGTTCCTAGTGCTTGAACATATGCTCTTGCACCGTCTGCACTTGAATCAGACAAATCGAAGCCCATTGTATTTGTTGAAGAAATACTTGAACCAACTTGTCGTGCAACTGCTGGATTTTGACCATCAAATCCACCTTGGAACGGAACTGAGAACTTACGAAGAGAATATGCGCTAGATGCTGAAATATCAGACTGATCTTGCGTTGCTGTCATTGTATTCAAATGGAATCCAATATCAGAACCACTACCTTCGTTAGAACCAGAATTATGAACACCTACGCGAAGAACAGACCATGCAGAGTCGATAGAACCAGAAGGAACTGGATTCAAATAAGACAACGCAGTTGGATCGCTAAAATCAAATCCATAGTAGATCTTATTGTTTGCTACAGACGTTGTAGCTCCAGAAGGAGTATAATAACGTGTTGTAACGTAATTAGGAGCAGGAAGATTTGATACAGCAATAGGTGTTGCCAATGCTGCAAATCCATAAGGCAATGCTTCTGGTGGGATATTATCAATTGCCGTGGTAATGTCTACATAGACATACTTAGACTTATTAGGGAAATCACCTTCAAGATATACATCACCATTAACATCAATAACTGGACGGGCTGTACCAATTCTACGACCAATGTAATTTGTATCAGTAGAATCCATTGTCAAGTTATCAAATTGCTCAAGAACAGTTACCTTGGCATCTGTGTCGTTGAAATCTCTGACCAAGATTGTAAATGTTCCGAACCCAGATCCAAGTGGATTTGGCTTAATGGATGTGACGCTGATCTTGTAAGATTGATTTGATGCGTTACCATCGCTCAAAGTGAAGAACTTGAACAAGTTATAACGAGTAGCACCAATTAGTTGAGACATGATCCACGGAGTTCTTGCATTTGCATAACTTCCGTAAACAGATCCACTCAACATTAATTCGCTAACTGTTGTTGTGGCGTCATAGAGTTTAATAACTCCAGAACCAACCAACGATCCAGAAACGAAATCATTTGCACGAGGGAATGCGGCATAAACATAAGCATCAGCAGATGCCTTTAAACCATCACCAAGTACCTTAACGAAGTAATTGGAACTGTTTGGATTGATAGACATTGAGCTAAATGTTGTATTTCCGTTTGATCCAGAAATTGCAATAGCAAAATTGGTAGGCGCAGTTGCGACGACAGAACCGGATGCTAATGTTACACCTGTTGTACTTGGGTGCAAGAATCCGATTGTCCATTCACCACCTGATCCAGATAGTGTCAAACGTAGTTTCTTAATTGTGGTGTGATTATATCCAGAAAGACCAAGAACACGAACGACGGTTGCTCTATTTGCTTCTTTCAAGTAATTTCTTACTGCATACGGCGTATAAAAGTCAGGAGTCATACCTCCAAACCAAGATTCGTATTCATCTTGGGATTCGACTATAATAGGACGAAATGCTGGACCCTTAACTGTAGGTCCAATAAATGCTGCTCCTATTTGAGAAATTCCCTGTGGAAGAAAACTTAGATCGTTTTCTCTTGTGAATACTCCCGGTGATACCAAACGTTCGGTCATATCAGTCTCCGAATTAATTTAATTAAGCTAATTGATCTGGAATAAATGTTCCAGTGTTTAAATCAACCCTTCCGTTTCCATATTTAGATACCAAAACTTTCGTAAATTCGTCTCGTTTAGAGTCTACTTCAGCTAGTTTTGTTTCGATATCTCTTAGACTTTTTTGAAGAAGCAAAATGTCGTAGGATAACTCTCCGTATCTCTGTGTGAGTGACAGATAATCATATCTATTTTGCTCAATCAAGTCTAATTCAGATGCTTCTAATTTTATGGAACTCATATAACCCCCAAATCATTACTATTAGGTTCAATGAATAAATATCTGATTATTCTCTCAAACGATTAGTTTAAGTCATAGTAATTTAAGGACTTGTGAGCTTTTGTAAGAACTTTTTACAATTAGCTTTTTCCCGTTTCGTCAGTCTCTACTATTTGAATTATCTTCTTTTTCGAGTAAGTTTTTGAGTTGGTTGACGAAATTTTATAATTCTTTACCATCTTTTCTGGAACCAAATATGCAGCTACTCGCATGTCAATTGTGTTTCTAATAATTCGTTCTTCCGTTGCAGGAAGTTCGTCCTCACTAGAATAATCGCCAATATCTACTCTGAATTTAAATTCATTGCGTAAACCCCAAAATTCTTGATTTTCAACATTAATTTGTTCAATCAAAGAATTCATTTGTTCTTGATATTCCGTCCACATTATAATTTGATATGTAATATCAATGTAATCTGGGATTATAATATTATATGCTTGCTTCGACGGTCGTATGTTATTTTGAACCGCAAAACGATCATAGGAAACTCTTGGATTCCAAGGTTCTCCGTGAACTGTATACAAATATTTGTTACTTGGATTTGTCAATGGATTTTTTATGATATTACTTCTACGAATTGTAATGAGCGGTGTTTGTAATTTATCATTCTTTTGATCGCGCATAAATCCATCACGCTTAATTGTTTTCCAGCGTTCTGGGCTAGCATAAACTACAGGTACAGGTACGACACGATCATTATCTGTTATAATGGGTTTTATAACAGTAGATAGATAATTGATAATTGCCTCATCAATTCTTACTAAGGTAATTTCAATGTTTCGTGTTGACGCATCGGATGCATCAACTTTAGTCTCGTAGCCTCTGTTTTCCGGAGTAACATTCGGTTGGGCTATCGGATTTAGATCTGGGTTATCACTCATATAAGTGGCTTCTCAAGCTGAAGTGGCGTCTTTCTCATCAAATGAGTTTCGCACATTATTTGATGAGTATAATTAACCTGCCCAGCAAATAATTGAATTTCGTTTGTATTATTTATTTCATAATATTGGCTGTCAAATTCAATAATATCTCCTGTTTCTGGATATATTGAGCGTTCTTGTAATTCTTGACGTAAAAATGCAAATGTACATTTTTGAATAAAATCCATAATTCCTGCTGCTGCTTGTGGATTTTGATTATCGCGATCAATTAAACATGGAATTTGAATACCTCTATAATAAGTTTTAGAGGTTCCTTCACCATAAATGTTAACCTTCACAGCATCAGATTTTAATTTATATATAATAACAGGAGTATCAACAACTTTGTTGACTAATTCCTTATTAAGACCAAGTATTGTATTATAATCCCGCTGGGAGGTAAATCTCATGGGTTCTCCTTAAGCAATGTAAATAAGATTTGGAGCGTGTTTCATGATTTCCATGGCATTCTGTTCGTTCTCTCTGGATTTCTCCATTTGAGCGCGTTTGCCTGTTTCCATGAGAGATTCTCTCAATTGTTCCATCAAAATTTCAATTTCACGTTGACCTTCCTGACGCAAAGTAAGACCGTCGAGACGCATTTCGCTATTGGGGATCGGTAGAGTATCGTATTTCGAGCGTATACCGCCTAGGACGATCTTACAAAGACCCAAGGTGTACTTCCATATCCAACGTTTACCAACGTCATTTATGGTGCCATATTGCATGAATGTGTACGGTACGTTGGAATAGTCACTTGCCACCGCTCCACCCCCAGTTGAACCGGGAGCGCCGACTTGAGCAGCAAATTTATCTGCTGTTACTGTATATTCAAACCATACATTTGTGCCTTCGTCGTCCTGAGTTGGTAATGGATATAATCTAATCTTATTATTGGTAATTTCAAAGCTATATTGACTACGACGAATTTGATCATTAAATTCAATAGCTTGTACTCTTAGCAAAGTTTCATAAATAGGCATGAGCAAATATTGTGACGCGACAGAATAGCTGCCCCATCCAAATTCACCCAATAAATTACCCACTCCAATTCCCTGACCAGCACCACCAGAAAATGGGTCAAAGAATCGATTAATTGCAGGAGGACGTTCGTGGAATACACGACGGATTTCTATTCTATTACCACTTTCTGAAACATCAGCCCAGAGTCTCTCTAAATCGTATTCAGCAACTCCGGCTCTCATTGTCAAATATCCCTTCTTGTAATCAACATATCCACCAACATGGGCTTCAGTTCCATACATCTGAGAAACTTCAATGACATATGGTAATGGATTGCTTTTAATTAATTTCTGAGAGATTGACGAACCGGTTGGAATTCCTTGAAGAGATAACATTTGATCACGCATGTTAAATTCATTTACTAAAGAAGTAAATTCACTAATGGCTTGTTCAAATTGTCCATAAATCATTTCATCAGTTAATTCGACGGCCATGACTGGATAGCCCAATGTACTACAAACCCACTTGGCTACTTTGGGAGCTTCACAAATAAAAGAGTCATCGTCATCATATAAACCGAATGGAGTTTTACGTATCGGTGAACTTCCCGAACCCTGCCATACAATTACATTTACAAGTGGTCCTGTCATTTGTTGCTCCTGTTAACAATATTTTGAGCCAATCTATACGCCGGGTGATCTTTTGGATATTGCAATGCTGTCTTTAATAAAATATCATTGCCAGTATTTGGGTTTTTAATCGTCTGGGTGTAATCTACTTTTGGATTATCAACCGTACCTTCTTTAAATTTATCAATAATTGGCGTCATAAATTTAACGACTTCTTCATCCGGCATTTCACCCAAATCTTTATATGGTTCGGGAGTTGTGATGTGAAAATCTGCAATACTTTTTAATTTACTACCAGAATCATCATGATCCAAAACAGCAATAATTTTCTTCTGTAATGCCATTAACCACGGCTTGAGATGAATAGGATTGTTTGATAATACGGCAATGGCAGAAATACCCATATTCTTTAATTTAACTGCATCGAATATTCCTTCTGTTACAAATAAATATGGGGAACTCATGTCAATATCTTCTAACCCCCAAACTGCTATGGCTGAAGTGCCCTTCCCATCTTTACTTAGCTTAATTACATAATTGTAATATTTTGCCATTAAACTATTTGAATGATCTTTTTTGTCACCTCTGGGGTTATATCTCTGATATCCAACTAATTGACCGGAAAGATTATATAACAAGAACGTGGCGATGCCATTTTCTTTGTCAAGAAGAACTGTGGATTTGTCGGGATCGACACCACGGCTGCGTAAATGGCCGATGATATCATAATCCTCTAGAAGAGTAGTGAGTAGTATCATTGATATAAATATCTATTATATCACAAGTTATTGCTTTTCAATAGATTATCTTTCCACGGAATAATTTGAAGATTAGAAATATCACCAATTTTTTCTGGTGAGATGTTTTGGTCAAACCCAGTATTAACCGAGATAATATGATCTAATTGATAACCTCCTTCAATTCCGCACAAGGTTCTTAATTTATCAAAGTTCTCAAGAGTATGAATTGGTTGTTTTTTAGTTACTTTTCGTACCTCACGATAATACTGTTTTTTTCTATCAAAATCATCGAGGTATTCTTGATATGTGTTGTAACCTGCTTTTGTTGCTGTCATTTGCTTGACGTGCTCATCTTTAATTACATATTTCCATGCTTTTTTATGTATTAAATTAGAACATTTATTACATATCGATGCTGATTTATTAGCTCTATCTCTTCCATATTTTGTAGTGTAACCTATTTCTTTTTTACATGATGGGCAATCTCTAAAATATAAAAATATCTTTCCTTCTTTGGTATTAGATTTTCTATTAAAATATTTTCTACCGGTTAATGCTTTTGAAATTTTAGCTTTAACTTCTTCTGTATTTTTCTTATCACCGGCACATGATGCACATAAACAATTTCGTTTAATAGCTCGTGCAAAATTTGCACGATCTGTATATTCTAATTCTCGATGACAATTCGGACAATTTCGTTTATATGGTTTAAAATAAATTTGTTTTCTCATAGGAGTCTTAATTCCTCACCATATTTTATATGAATATAAATAGAGGGCAGATTTCTCTACCCTCTATCTAATATAACTAGTTACAAAATTTTGTCAAGAGATATTAAAGAGCCTTAGCCAAATCTTCAATAAGGATCTTACCAAAGAATTCTGGACGAACCATCTTCTTGGCATATCTCGTCATGACCCCTCTTCGCGGAGTAAAATTTTGTGGATCATAGACTAACGGCGTCATGATCAATGGAACATATGGAGCGTAGACGGCACCAGTCTCTAAGAAGTTACTACCACGGAAGCCCATCAATACTACGTTTCCTGTGATGTAAGGATTCTTGTAAACTGTGAAGCGGTTCATGAAGGAACCAACTTGCGTTACACCCATTGCGAAGGAAGCTTGTGTTCCATCGGTCTTAGCTGTAAAGCCCGGAATTGTTTCAATGATTGTAGCAACTGTTGGCGATACAACTACCCAGTTTGCTCCACCACGAAGCGTCAAACGATGGATTTCGTTAGAAACTGCTTGTAGCTTGTTACCAAGTGTTTGGTACCAAGTCATAGCTGTCCATGCTTGTGCGCTAAGGTTGGTGTCATTAACGAACGCAGAACCATTCCATACACGACCGATTGTTGCAGACCAATAGCCTGTTGTCTTAGCGTAGACAAGCAACATGTCTAGAATTTCAAGGTCGATTTCAAGAGCGATGTGCTCAGAAAGGATTGCTGTCAATTCTGCTTCGGCATCAATGCTGTGGTAAGCATTCAAGTCTTGTGCAAGTTCTGGTGTCCATACAGCCTTCAACTTACGGCTCTTGGCAACTACGGCTTCAGAGCGAAGTTCAATGTTGATTTCTGGAATTACAAGATCAACACCTGTTGGTGGGATGGAAGAACCTACTGTATCTTCGAAGTCTCCACGGCCTGTATCAACTGGTTGCTTCGTGTAAGTTACCTTACCGATGTTAACAGGAGATGCAGCACCAGAAGGAATAACGAAAATAACGCTGTCTTGTGCTGTGTTCAAGCGTGTGTATTGTGGGTACCAAGTTGTGAAACCAGAACCAGAAGGAACGAACGCACGAATAGCTGCCTTGTCTGCTCCGGAAAGGTTTGACAACGGAATTGTTACTTCACAGACGCTAGAAGGAGCGACTGTTGTTTCGTAGTTAACAGATGCAGAGTTACCCAAACCTGCATTAGCTGTGACTACTGAGAATGATGCTGTGAAATCATTGATGGTGTATGCAAAACGGCCAGCACCATAAAGACCACCAGCAGGAGCCGCAGATGATGTAGTATCACCATAGACAGAATCTCTAGCAGTACGTTGTCCTACAGTTGTTCCATATTGGAAATCCAAGTAAAAGATAAGTCCAGATGGAAGGTTCATTGGTTGAACTGATACGAATTCCTTCGCAGCAATTTCAGCAAAGACCTTACGAACTAATGGAAGGGCAACACCACTCCATTGTTCACCGGATGATCCGGCAGAGTTTGTAAAGCTTGTTTCCTTAAGAAGCTGACGGGCCTGATTCTCAAGAAGAACGGACATAGCACCACGATCACGTTCTGTTAAGTTATCAAGAAGACCAGTACGTTCCCACTTAGGAGCTAGAGTTCTTGAATAAGAATTCATCTGCTCAAGCGGTGTCTTGCTTTCTTGAAGGAGTTTGGAAATGTCCAAATTTGACATATTTCTATCCTAAATTAAAGGTTGATGTTATAAAATTCCTGCTAGTTTCTTGAAGCGAGCCTTAACTACGTCTGTATCTTCAGTCAACACTTGTTGTGATGCTGGGGACTTAGGCTTTGTAGAACCGACCGGCTTGGATGCTAGTCCTTCTGTGATGGACTTTGCTCTCTTGGAGCTAGGCTTCGAAGCAAGTGTTTCTGCAAGTGTTGTAAAGATAATCTTTACTTCACGAATAGTTGATGCTCTATCAAATGTCTCCACTATGTTCATTTTCTGACCAGCGGACAAATTGTATGCCTTAAACAATTTGTTGGTGAAAAGTAACTTAGAGTTCAACATGTTAATTTCATTAATACGATCTCTTAAGAAACGAATAACATCACGGTGCTCTTTAATACTTTGCTTGAGCTCGACGTTTTCGGACTGTAATTCTTCGACCTTGGCATAATGGTGTGGATTTGTGCCCTGATCTTGTACATCCATTTCACGTAGAAGTTCGTCTATGTTAATGTCTTCTTCAACTTCATCTTCTTCTGAAAGTCGTAGGGTTTCGCCTTCGCCTTCTGGAGCAAGATGTGGCTCCATGTTCTTTGTTTGGGTGTGGCCGCTGTTAGCCTTGCCCAACTTTGTAATATCTTCCATTTGTGGTTCTGGTGCGCCCATTTGGCTGCTCATACCACCAGCAGCAGGGTCTTCTTGTCCTAGAATATCAGCTTCTAGTTCACGAATTAGGGCTTCAAGATCAAGTGTATCACTACCACCTTGTTCTCCACCAAATTCTCCACCTTCATCACCGTCTGGTTCTTGACCAAAATTCATGGAATTAGGATCTTCGTCGCCTTGGTCATCACCAAAACCTTCTTCTCCAAATTCCTTGATTGTGCCACTGAAATTTTCACCGTCAATTTGACTTAGAACTTTTTCATGTGCATCACCGGGAGCAGCAGCACCGTCCTTCATTTCTTCCATTTTCTTGACTTCCTGACCGGGATTATCAATCTTAGAAGAAGAATGAGCAGCCTTGCTGGATTCTTTATTGTCCTTAGTACCGATTTCAGAAGACTTCAATGGAGACTGTTCGAAAACTGCCTCTACATCTGTTTCTCCACCCTCTTCCTTACCATAACCATCAGCAGCAGGAGTGTGGTCTTCGATTTCGTTACGAAGCTTTGTGGTAAGCATGTTTGCAAGATGCGGCTTGAAAGCCTCTTCTAATGCAATTTTTGCATTTGCAATAGCAGCAGCTTTTACCTGTCTTGCTTCCGCAATAGCGTCACGTAGTAAATTGTCTTGTTTCATAAGAATTTTCTCATGTGTTAAAAGCTAATATATTCGCTTTAATTGGGTTGGGTCCACGCCATTGTTACCTTCTATAAATAAAGAATGTATTTTATAGCTAAATAATAAGTATAATCGAATTATACAAAAACACTACTTTTTAGTAAATTGGAAGTTTGTAACCTCCAATGGCTCAATCACTTTGATTTTTATCATTCCATTCCTGCTTCTTTTCTTCGCGCTTTCTGCGCTTGAAAGACTCATTTTTACGGAATTTTCTCTTGGCAGACGGAGACATATAATATTCCCGTCTTTTGAGTTCTTGAAATAATCCTTCTTTTTTTAGTCGTCTTTTGAGTTCTTTTAATGCTCTGTCCAATGATTCTGTATGTTTTCTGTTGTCACTATATTGTACTATTACGTAACTCATAATTAATTTCAACCCTTCTGGGAATTTTGTGATAATTCTTGTACGTCAGTTGTTGCCGTACCGTCTTCTTCTTCTGGATTTTTATTACTGATTGTGGCACCTCCAGTTGTGCCGACAGTTTTATCAAATGTCATTCTCTTTGCTGTATAATGAGCTACGTCAACCCCGGCATATCCGCCCAAAAACCAAAGCCATGCTTCGACAGGCGGTACTCCGGTTGCCCAATATCTTACAGCAGTACCAATAACAACTAAACAGCTAACATAAATTCTCAAATTTGTTGTTGAAACGCTGTTTATATATAAAAGCCATTTAGGAAAGGTCATTGAACGATTCTCCAAGCGATCCTTGATTGTGTTTCTTTTGGCAAGGTGTCAAACTTGGCTAAATTTTCTCCGCGCAAACGCTTTCTTGCAGCAGTTACTGCGCGTTCGTTCATTTGATCTTCTTCGCTAACTTGTTGCTGTTGTTGTACTTGTGGCATTGGAGCCGTACGTTGAGCAGGCATAGTACCTTGAATTGGAGGCTGTTCAGAAATTGCACCCATTTGACCGGGAGCAGCTTCGGGTTGTTCTCCACCATTATGAGCATCCATAATATCAAAATAACGTTCTAAGACGCGACCCATATCATCATATAAAGCAGTCATGCGCTGATCGTATGAATCTGCTTCTTGTGCAATTTTCTGGAATTCCTTGGCGTAACCACGCATTTCCTTGATATTTCTAGAAATTGTGTGTTTATCAAACCAATCTTCCATTTCGTTGGTCAATGTATATTCTGCGTATTCTGCAATATCTGCCAATTGCTGACCTAGTTCAGAAAGCTTTTGATCTCTCTTCAAAAATTTACCGTACTCATTATATCGTCCAACAATTTCATAGAAGTTTACACCTTCGTCTTTCTTCGAAGGCATACTAACTTTATCAGGGAGTCCCTTTGTATTTGTTGATGCGAATTCTTCTGCATCCTCGGGGCTTGTATCTGCTGCTGCGTCTCTAACATTAGACGTTACTTTAGATGCAGGCACTTCGCCATTTTGAACGGCCTTAACCAATCCAAAAAATCTTTGTTGTGCTTTTGAACTTGCTGGCATATTTAATCTCTCTCAGATGCATGTGTATATGGATCAAATGTTAACCCTTTAGAAACTGGCTCTAAATATCTTGCAGCGTCCTTTACTTTATCTGGCTCTACATAAACTCCCCAGCCGGGTTGTTCCGTAACATTATGAACTCCAAATGTTGCGCCATCTGCTGCTCTTGCTTCGATACCTACCTTTTTAAGATAGGCGACTACTTGGTTTGCTTTTTTATCTGTTTGTGTTTTAACAACTAAGCTTCGCAAAGTTGTATCTTCACCCAACATAAGTTCAGTTACTTTTTTTTTTCACTTAACTTTTCATGTAATTCGACAAGTACTTCTTTGATAGCTTCCTTAATCAATTTACGAACTTGAGCTTTATTCATTTTATTTACCTACCTCTGACAAGAAATCAGAAACAAGAGCATGAACTCTCTTTCTCTTATTGTCTCTAATAGAATTGTTGATTCCTTCTGATAAGAAAGCACCCTGCGTTGAAGGATTACTTACGATGTCAAAACAGATAAGACCAAAATCATCTTCTACTTCAACTGTATTTTCTCCTAATTCACGTACAGAGCCGACTCCACGAGATGAAACACCGATTTTAATACCGTTACGCATTAATTCTTTGACGATGTTTCCAGATGGAGTATTCAAAACTTCAATAGTACCAATCAAGTCATCACCTTCCCAATGCATTTCTGAGATGTTGTGAGATACGTTTGCTAGATTGACAACTGTACGATTTTCTGGATGATCCAATTCTCCTAATGCTCTACGTTCTTTGACGAATTCGTTAGAGTATTTTTGAGATTCGCGCATTAGAATTTCATATGGATAGACTCGTCCATTTTGATTCTTTGCATTTGCACGTTGAAGGATCGCCTTGAAGCTAACCAATCCATTATTTTTTATAGCTTCGTTCAATTCCACGGCACTATAAGAAATTGGGAAGTATTCAACTAGAAGTCGTTTTGTCATATTTTTTTACTCGCTGTTGTATTATAATTTTAGATCGCTCTAAGGTAGAAATTAGTTCTGTTAGTTCTACCAATATTCGTTCACTATGAGATAAAACTGTGTTACCAATAGTATTTATTTGATTTGCTTTCAAATCTCTATAAATACTTTTTGGCTTTTTATTAAAGAAATCAATATATGTTTCTCGCATTCGACTGACTTCTTTAATTGCATCTTCTACTTCATGTAAATTTTTAAGCAAAACCGATTTATTTGGTTTAGTTGGCATTATCATCCATCTTTCCGACTACTGTCATTCCACTGGTTTCTGCGCTCTTTTTTCTTTTGGCTCTGTTCTTTTCGGAGCCTCCTTGCCAAGCGTAAATCGAATTATAACCGGGAGTAGCAGAAGAAGTAGAAACTTCTGAAGTTGTTTCACCAGTATCCTCCGAGGTCTGTTCTTCGTTGGCAACCTGTTCATTATAGAGGTCTTTCAACGCCTCCATCAAATGTTTTCTGACAAGAGATTTAATTTGTTCTTTTATCATTTTAATTCATCGGCAATTTGATATGCAATCATCAAAGCTGTTAATTCATTGTCACGAATCTTCTTCTTGTTAGAAATAGAATCTAATTGAGTAATTACTTCATTTAATTTAATCTTCAATACTTGATCGTTTTGTGACCCTGCCAATGTTCGAATTGTGTTTTTCAATGGTACAATTTCTGATTTGACGTAATTAGTAAATCCATCGGAATTTGAAATACTGTTAATATATTCTCTTAGTAATACTTTTTGCTTGTCGCCAAGATTTTCATACTTTTGATTAAATTTATCCAACATTAATTTATAACTCAATAAACGTAAGTCTTCAGTTTGGTTCTTAAATATTTCAAGTATAGCAGTTTCATTGGCAGGATCAGATGATAATTTCTTGTCTGTACTCAAATGTTCAATTAATGTAAATCTTGCAGAAGCTATGTCTTTAATATTAGATATACTAAAATCTTTAGATTCTGCCAAAAAAGTCTTATAAATTGAGGCATATATTTTATAGGATGGAATTTTAGCCTGAAGGAATGAATTTAAATCATAATTACCTTTGATTTCTTTAATAAGATTATATTTCTCTACAGAAAGCTTCTTATTATCCAACTTTTTCTTTTGGTCGGAAATAAGATCAATAAATTGAATGGACTTAGTTTCATTCAATTTGCCCATTTCAAAAAATACTCTATATAATTGCAACTCCTTCCCCAATTCTGTTACGGGATGGAAGTATTTCTTCATTATATTAATTGCAGGGGAATTTTCCTTACCTTCAAGGGTATCCACTGTAATTTGTCTAACCAAGAATTCGAATAATATTCCAGTATTTTTTACTTTACTATGGTTCAAGTTTTTCATATTCACTCCGCGAGTCCAAGATATTGTGACCTTGAAAATATTTGTCGCTCTCTATATAAGTATATTGTTTAAATCTAATCTTCTATGTTTTCCAATACATTCTCGTCAAGGTAAGTTCCAGCATCACTTTCAGTTATCTGTGCTTGCTCCGATACCTCTGACAATAATCTTTTCGCGCCTCTGACCTTATTATTAGCGTTCATCTTGCTAAATAATGTTGTATATTGTCTACTTTCAAACGAAAGTGGGAATTTCTTTGGCTGCTCACGATCTTGTTTCTGGCCAATTGCATGATAACGACCGGCAAATCCAAGAGGATCTCTACCTCCGTTTGGATAACTGTCTTGGCCGTATGAGATGCCTTTCTCTGGGCGTCCAACTTCTGTATCCTCTCCAACTGGAGCAGGAGCGCCGCTAGATGGCGCTGGTGCGCCGGGAGCGCCCGGTTCTCCTTCGGGCGGAAGTTCTGGCGGTTCTTGATCTTGCGGGAATCCAAATCGTGCAGGATCAGATTGACCTTGTTCAATTTGTTGATATCTAAACGTACGCTTAACGTCTTCAACAATAAGTTCACGTTCTTTCTGATAGTCGTCGCGTGAAATGTTGAATACGTTTTCGTATACCCATTCCGTGCTTAGAAGCTTAGAATCGATAATATCTCTTGCAAGAATAACCTTTTCTTTCCAAAGGTTAATCTTTTCTTGTTCGTAAATTGTAGAAGGAGTTGTAAGCGATAGTTTGAACGCTACCAAATCTTCGTCTTTATATCCTTGTGAATAAAGATGGATAACTCCAATCTTGTATAACTCGGACTCAACGATTCTTTGAATACGTTCGATGGTTCGTGCGAAACGAACATCTTCTGCTGCTAGGGTAAGTTTTCCACTGATACCTTCTTCGTAACCCAAGAAAGCTTTAGGAATCTTTAATGATGCCATTAATCTGTTAAGAAGATATTGAATGTCGTCGATGGCGTTATATTCAAGACCACCAAGATTTTCAATAGATGTTCCAGAATCAGCGCCACGAACTGGAATATAAAAATCTTCTAGAAGATTTTGCATGTTGTAACGAAGATTATAATCTCCGGTACCGGGATCAATAAACGGAATTTTCTTTGTCTTATCCATCAATCTCTGGATAAAGTTATCAACTTCACCGGGAGGAATATTTCCAATGTCGATCTTAAATATTCTCTTGTCTGGCGCTCTCATGATACGATGAATTAACATGGCGTCTTCCATTAACATCAACTGACGATAGACGCGACGACCACCTTCGAGAGTAGATTTACCGTATGGTAAGAAGTTAGGATCGCCAATCAAACGAAAATGTGCTATTTCGAAATTTTCCAAACGTTGTTTAGAACCAGCGGCACCCATTGTTTCGAAACAAACATAATATGGATTTTTCGGATCGGTACCTTCCAAACGTACTGTATCATATACAGACAATGGTACTACGTTATGAATACCATATTCCGGCCCAATTTCTAGGAATAGGAATAAATCTCCATACTTACAAAGACTTCTGATCCACATGTACAAATTGAAATCAATATTCAAGATATCATAGTATAGATTTTCTAGAATTTCTTTGATTTCTGTGTTATCACATTCAATCGTAAGAGTTCTACCATATTCGTTTCTTACAGTAGATTCATCGGCGTAAATATCAAGAGCAGAATGAATAATGCTATCCATGTCCATAACATCATAGTCACGAAATAGCATGATTCGTTGTGCTTGATAAGCCATATTCATGGCATAGCTGGATGCAGGAGAAGCGCCGTATCCACCCATAGCGTGAATACGAGAATACCGTTCTCTCATTGCTCCTGACATTGTAGCTTGTAAATTATCAGTATCAGCTACTTTTAATTTTTTACCACCTACATTACGAACTATGACTCCAGAAGAAAATAACTTCTTCAGCCTAGCGTAAAATGTTGTATCTGCCATTATGACCTCTTATTTTGTTTGTAGATTTTTTAAATACTCAAGTAACTTTGCTTTAATCAACGGCTTTATTACATCTTTGAAACGTTGTTCAACGGATGCTTCTTCTGTGAAGGATGCCAATTGTGGTTCCTCATTAGGATCGTGGCGTTCTTTCATGGCTCTATTTTTAGATTTTGGCATGGCTACTGTATTTTTAGAATGTTGATTGAATGGGTTTCCGTCACGATGATGAATATCTAATCCGTCACCCTTTTTGACTTTACCTTCACGTTCAAACTTACGACGAGTTTTGTTACGTTGAGCACGACGCTTCTTTTGTTCTGGACGAGATTGATAGCGTTCATATTCTTGTTTGTAATTACGTTCTAGCAAATCACCCATAAGAATTGTTGATTCGTCCCACCCAAAACCACTATCAGCGGCGTCATCATTTCCACAATTATTACATAAATGTGAACCACCGTTTTTAGTTGGGTCTGTTGGTCTGCCACAATGTATACAATTTACTGTATCATCAAATGGATCTATTCTAGATTCTTCATCACCATAATTACCTAAACTGTCCCCCGCACAATTCATGCAAAGATTAGAACCTCTCATTGCGCCACCGCCACATTGGGCACATAAATGATCATCGCCTTCGGGAGCAGGGAAATCACCAAACGCAGGTTGGCCAGTATCATTTGGAGTCTGATCATATCCAAATTCTTCTGGAGCCGCTGGTTCGCCAAACGGATTTTCGTCGCCTTGTGCGCTTAATGGTGGTTGTGTTGCTGCCTGACCACTTGAAAATCCTCTTGCAGAATCTTCATCATTAAAGTATTCTACATCTCCGCTAGGATGTTTAGCACCCCAACTACCACCGGCAGTTCTCCATACTTCTCCCGGCTTACGAATTGCATCAGAAAGAAATCCACCACCCGCATTATAATTTCCATAATTAGACATGCCATAGTCTCCATCAGTTGTAGAATTACCTTTACCATATAACTCGGGCCAGTCTGTTGGGTCCGGATTTGATTCTTCGTCTTCGCCTCGACGCTTTTTTAACGCAGCGTTTCTTTCCTTCCAGTTGGTCATTTCTTTTTCTTCGAAGATGATTTCTTGGGAGTTGTTGTAACTTTAGACTTACTTGTCTTTGCAGGGAAATGATTCTTATCCTGTACGTCGTCGTCGGCTTTATCACCGTCAACAGCCTTGTCACAAGTTTCGCAATCTTTTTCCTTCTTGTCAGTTAACTTAGGTTTGCCGTTCTTGTCTCGCTTAACTTCGGCAGGGATGTAATTAGAAAGTTGCGTGTACTTTGCATCTTTCTTATCTTTCTTGCCGCCGACAGGTGCAGTAAGTTTCTTAGGAGTTGAATCTGGTAGTTTAGAAGACTTAACCTTATCTTCTACATGCGGAGGATTCTTCTTATTGACCTTGTCAATAGAAGGAGCATCTTGGGCGGTTTCTACCTTCTTATCCTTGGCGCGTTCTGCTTCCAATAACTTTCTAGCTATTTCGCCCAAATTTAGGTATGCATCTGTGGATTCAGCTTGAAATGCCGTATGCATAGGGTTTGGTACCACTTTATGTAAAGGTGGTGTATTTAACGGCATATTAGGAATCATTCGTCCTAAATACTTTATATCATTTTCCATCTAGAGTCTCCAAAAAATTTGGGTCATACAGTATAAATAGTTGTCTCACTTACACTTTTGACAAAAGAGCCGTCAAAAAGGTGACCAAGTTCAAATAATTTAACAATTGGGCAATTAAATTGTAAACATGTTATTTTAGTGCGCTTTAACAACGCAGCAACCCAACGATGATGGCCGTCCATAATATACATGTCTTCAGACACTATAATAGGAGCCGAAAAGTCACCTTCATCATAAAGAGCCTTAATTTTACTCTTTTTCATGTGTCGCTGAATTGGCTTTAAATCTTTAGCCGGAATTCTGACAATCTTAGAAGAAATTCCTTGATCATTCATATAATTACGAAATTCATCAAATTGATCTTCTGATATTTGAGGTAATGACGATCTAGGTAACATTATTTTCTCCTTGGCATTCCCAACAGCCATCGGAAGTCTTCAACTTCTCCACCTCCATATGGGTTGGATGGACCACCAATATTTGCTTGGTATGGATCGTACATTAAATCTTTTGTTGTATATACAGAATCTACTCCACCTACGCGAGTAATATTTTCAATGGATTTCTTTTGCATTTCCATACTTCTATCAAACAATTTCAATGAAGTATCACGAACCCAAAGACCCATCGCCAATGACATAACCAAATCGTCGTTGTATCCTTCTTGAGCAACAGCTTTTCCATTTTCCCAAATAAATGTCAATAATTCACCAATTGTTCTGCTGGAATGAATTATGATTTCTTTGTTTCTCATATATTCATCTAACTTTGATACAATTAATGGGCGAGTCTTTAAAGATGTAGTAAAGCCGGGAACTTTCTTTTGTTCGCGCTTATTCCACTTGTTAGTAATAAATGCAGCTTGATCAATGACTAATGGATTTTCGGACATGTAAAACAAATTTCTGTAGCCTCGGTTGATTATGGTCTGAAGTACGGCCCAACCTTGGGTTGCATTTTCAACTACCAATAATGCGTCATTGTATGACGTTGCTATTTCGATTAATAAATGACCAAAGTCAGTAGTATCTATCTTGCCTTTATATTCTGCAACTTGTTCCATAGTTGTTGCATCAATAACATGACATGCTGAAAAATCCATTCCGTCACCTCTCGCAACGTCGGCACATACTAGATAAGCGTGTTGATAATTAACGGCTCTCCAAACCCACAAGTTGCCGTCAAATCCACGGCGTTCGATTGGATCTTCTTGATAAGTTTCCTTGAAGAATTTAATAAGATCAATATCATACACTGTATTACCAGATCCAAGAAATTCAGCTTCGTATTCTTGTGCAAATCCTCTGGGTCCATATGTTTGAAGTTCTCGTTCATACCAACTTTGATCTCGTTCTGGATGTACGCGCCATGTAAGCTTAATAAGTTTGAATGCATTTTCTTTATTTTCAGCTTTTTCACACATCTTATGAAAAAAGTTACCAACACCATTTGGTGTTGAAATAAGAATGGCCTTACCTCCGGTTGCCAATGTAGCTTGTGCGGCAATCCAAATTTCTTCTGCATTTTCAATAAAGGCTGCTTCGTCGATGATTAGTAGAGATACAGATTCAGAACGTCCAGCATCACTGCTAGAAGCAGTAGCTTTAATTTGTGAACCATTTTTGAATGTAATATTTAACTTATTGTTTTCTGTGCAGGCAACACGAAGCCAGACTGGCAAATGTTCAAAAGCAAATCTTGCCTTTGTAATTAAGTTCTTCGCGGTTTCTTGCTTTGTTGCGATAACTAGTACGTTCTTATCTTTTTGAAATAAACACATGTGTAACGCATAACATGCAATTAAAGTAGAAAATCCTAATTGTCTAGCCTTCAAAGCTATAACTTGGTCGTTTGATTGAATATCACGAATTGCATCTGCTTGATATTGATACAAATCAAACAACATACGACCACGAACACGGTGCTGAATAAAACAATACTTACGCATGAAATATTCAGGACTTGTGGCGCACTTCTTATATTCTTCTTTAATTAAGTCACGTATATCGACTTTTTTCTGTGTTGGTACTGGTGCTGTCATATTAGTTCTGTATGTGTGCAAGTTTTTCAAACGCAACGGTTCCTACTGTCGCAAGACCGGCGCCTATGAAAAACGAAGCTGTTCTAGATGGTAATTTTATAAATCCGAACATTTTCTCTGGATCTTTAACACCGGGCATCTTAATATAAATGTTAACTTGCTTCTGCAACGAATCTGCCCGCATAGTTTCAAGTGCAGCAGAATGTTGCAATGCATTATAATTTACACTGTCGATACTAATTGTATGCTTCAAATCTGCCACCTGAAGTGTCAAATCGACTACATTTGAATCTGCTCTTTCTGCCTGATCTCTATACGAGTCTGCTAAATTTAACGCAACAATACATGCATTTACACACGTTGTATCTGATGCTAATTCATTTCGAATTGAATCGTTGTGTGCTTTTAATTGAGCAATTTTAACATTTCGTGCAGCAATTACAGAATCTCTTTTTCGTAGTGCAGTTGCCAAAGAATCCCGAATACGATCTGTTGAGTCTTTTACGTGTTGTAATGCAAGTGCTTCCTTGTGTATACTATCTGCCCACGCAGTTACTTTAGCAGAGTTTGCTTGAGCTTCTTTTAGCTGTTCATTATATTTTTGTACTGTTGTCTTTGCTGAACATGACCCTAGATATGTTCCGACACATAATATGGCGATTGCCAATATACCCCAAAAAACATATTTTCCATATTTAACCATTTTTCTTCTCCGTGGTCCAAGGATGTTCCTTTTCCCATTCCAATAATTTTTGTTGTTCTGCTACATCTTCTGCTTCGTCCAATTCAATTCTCTTATATCTTTCTTTCAAAAATTCATTGTCAGCCCGCATTTCTGCGAACCGTCCTTGGAATGTTTGGATCGGTGCTAATTCTTGCCATCCACCGTTTTCAAAATGAATTTGAGGAGTTCTGAAAGTTCTGATATACTCTTCATTTTCGTTAATTCTATCTTTGATGAACGCCTTTTCATTGTTACGTAGAGTTCGACGTTCATAAGCATCCCAAACTCCATGGACACGCATCAAACCTTCGTAATTTATGACGCAATCGAAGCACGCTCCACGGAGACGATAAAATTTATCGTGAAGTTTATTATTCATCGGACCTTCACAACGAGGACACCACCACGGACTTTTGGCGCTGTCTAACTTGGTAACCGTCTGTTTAATGCCATTTTTAATAGTCCATTCTTTTCCATCGGCATCTTCCCAAACATCACCCTCTTTATATTCTTTATCACCCTCTTTGTAATAACCACCAAACACTAATTTATTAGACCACTTGGTCATTTTGTCTCGAACAGCGCCAACTTGTTCATCCATACGGCGTTTCTGTTCTATTTTAGCTTCTTTGGAAATATATCCACTCTC